CCCAAAATCACGGGGAAAATACCCAATACCAGAAGCTTTCAATAAGCTTCTCCCCCTTCTGGAATTAGTGGCTGATAAAGGCCCTAATTGGCAAAAAGCCTATCAGGCTTTCATCACCATCCTCGCACTCCCTCGATTATCGAAGGAGATTCCCGAGTTGGATATAATATCAATCACCTCCCCTCGTAAGAGTGGAGATGAAATATATAAACCACTTGTTGAAAATTTCCGGAAGTTTGTTAAAACTTCCTTTTCAAGAAATTTCCAACTTGCCTTTGACCCCAAGACCACTCCATTCTCATATGCTCCAAGAATGAGAATGACCTCTGGACCAAACAAGGAAGTAACCCTTGCGACGGCCGTAGCCGAAGCTCAGTTATTGATGCAAGACGAAACACTTTGCAGTGCTCTTAAGTTATATCTCCACCATACTGGTGGAGATGCGCTCTTTGGCTACATCGAGTCGCTCTCCAAAACACCCTTCAATACTGAAGGAACTGTGCTCGGCAGAATTACCCAAGTTCCCGATTCATTAAATAAGAATAGGGTCGTAGCTATAGTAGATTATTGGACAAACCTTTCATTAGCTCCTTTGGAGGAGATAGTACGGTACGTGTTAAAGGAAAACTTTGATGAAACAGATTACCTACGTAATCATAGTTTAGGAGTTGAGAAGGTTCGTGACTTCGAGGGTCCATGTTGGTCCCTCGACCTAACGAACTGAACTGACCGATTCCCAATAGATCTACAACAAATAGTTGTTGAAGCCTTGTTTGGGAGGAACTTAGGTCAGCATTGGTCGACCCTTTTGGTTAAAAGGAACTACCTCTGTCCTCAACTCGATCAAAGTTTTCGCTACAAAGTAGGGCAACCTATGGGAGCGAAGTCATCCTTTGCCGTAGCCTCTCTTACACACCACGCTTTCATTCGATTCTGTTACTCGAAAATAAAGGACCCTAAGGTCCCAGTAACGGAATCTTACTTACTTGTTGGTGATGACCTTGTTATTTTTGACGAGGAGCTAGCTCAACTAGTCAAAGACGAATACGCAAAAATCGGCGTTTCGATCAACCTAAGTAAATCGAAGATCCCTGTGGGAGCAGAAAACTGAAAAGAGTTCTGCTCGAGGACATCCGTAAACACGGTGGAGGTGAGTAGAGTTCCCCCTTCTTTAATAAGTAATGCCGCGGAAAACTGGCGGCACTTCCCGAACCTCCTTATAGAGATGCGAAAGAGGGGTATAAAACCAAGAATTGATCTAGTGAAGACAATTCCTTACTTAGGTAAGGAAAGGCCTTCTGGCCTTTCTTATCTTCAGTCCATGGCTCAAGTAATGGCCTACCCAATAATGGGTCATGACCTTGGTGATATAGCTAAGGAGTTATGGGCAGATTGCCCTAACCCCCTCCGCACCCTTATGTATAGTGCGGCTGTATACCAAGTATTGAGCGGAATGGAGAAGATGAAGCAATCTATGGACTATATTGAGCAACAGTTTAGACTGTCGCATCAAGATAAAGTGGTCCTAGAGGAAGTTGGTGATATAGATGACTTCAGTAATGAAGACATCTGGTCCCCTGAGGGCACCCTGCACAGGATTGCTTGTGTTCAGAATAACCAACCTCAGCACTGAAAAGAGTCAGTCGCTCACCCTGCATCATTGGCTGCAGTCTACCTAACCTCGAAGTCCTACCTAAGGACTCTCGGGGGGGTACCAGAGCCTAACCTAGAAAGTGAATCCTTGGTTATAGATCACGTCATAAGGCGGTGATTAAATGATATTGGGAAGGTGGTCGGAGCTGTCCTGCCGAAATCGGCAGATCAACTTATACCGACATCTGGTAACCTTGGAACCTCGTTCCAGAGTCACCAAATTGGGATATACTCCAAGCTCTTAAAGGCTTGGGGCTCTGACAAGAAAGTCAGGCTTCCCATGTGAGGTATAACACTTAACCTCACTAAGTGGCGTAAAGCCACTCCCTTCCTATCCACAGTGGATTTCGGGCGAATGGACGATGACCAGAAAAGGGTTGTGGTCGATATCTTCCTTGGGTTGCAAAACTCCGCAGCCGAATACGGCTATGAAGGTATTGACTGTTCCCCCGACGATTGGACGGCTTATTTCCAACAGCCGGACGCCAAATCGTACGCAGGCACGAAGGTTAACCGTTTAGGTCCACACGGGAAGCATAATACTATCTTCCAGTAGCCCACCCCCCAAAACATCGGGGAGCAGGAACCACAACCTGCTTATAAAACAATATGGCTCACACGGCACAACGGGTAACTACATCCGTTGGCTGCTGTAAGGGGGCATGTACATGTCCC